GAAGAGAACTGAATTAGTTTCACAGTCCCAGAGGTAATCGCAGGGATAGATGTGCCAGCACGACCACGCCAGTCAGTGCCGCTGTGGGGCTGCATTTTGTTTCTACGGCGGTATTCAGACATAGTGCCGTAGTGCCCAGTTATTTGAGCATCAGAGAAAGGAAAAATCCACTCAGCCATTAGAGCAATTGTAACAAGTAGGAGACGATAGCACCGATAGCAGCAGCAGAGCCCATAGCCATCCAGATTCTTCGCTCTATGTTGCGGATACGGATTTCATGGTCTTTGATATTGCGTTCGACCCAATCAATGTGTGTCGGAATCTTCTCATTGAGTCGCTCGACTTGCTTGATTAGCTCTATCGCCCAAGCTGGTATATCTTCGTTCACCAGGCACCTTTCACAGTTGCAGAAAAATGTCTAGGTTTACGACTATTTTACAGGACGAGCGTATCTGCTTCTTCAGCAGTCAGCGGTTCACCAGCCACCAGCTTTGCCTTAGCCGAATCTTTGAGTGCCTGCCTCTCAGCCTCAGCCTGCTCCTGAGCCAGTCGGTCTGCTTCTGCCTGAGCTGCCATTGCTTCACGCTCGGCTATCTCCTCATCGGTTAGAGGCACGACTGTTCTTTCCCCAGTCGAGCAATCAACAATGAGTTTCGTTGGTCTGTCTGTCATAGTTTTATTTTACCTGTCTGTTAGCTAACTGTTGTTGTTCCGTCTGAGCCTGCTGTTATCCCATACAAAGTCGCTGAGCTGTATTGCACAAAGTTTCCATTACTGTCAAAAATTTCAACTTTGTTTATCGCCGCAGTCCCACTCCATAAATGACCTAGAATGTGTTGCACCGAATAGGTTGCATTATTCTCCATAACGGAATCAGTAGAAAAACTTTTAGCATTACTAGAAGCGTAATTTGGAAAATAAAGCTGGACATTGCTAAAAGTGTTTGCGGTAGTAGTTGCAGACGGGAGTGCTGAACCAATGTATGTGTATCCGCTAAAAATGACATCAATGTTGTCACTACTGGAAGTAGATGAGCCGTTGCCTTGAAGGCCTCTAGTGGTATAAGTGCCTGTTGAATCATTCAGCCTCAAAAGCATATTTGAATTTGACCCGCCAGTAAAACTACTTCTGAGCGACAACACAATTATTAAATCGGTATAATCAGCAGGTATCTCATCTAGGACAATAGAAGATTCCGAACCAGTCAGCTCAATGTGTTCTATAACTGTCATACTCATAACTAGGCCTCGATTCCATACAGGCTGAAGGTGCTTCCAGCAGTTATCGTGCCGCTTTGCAGTGTGCAAGAAATTTGATTTATCGCACTTGTGCTTGCCCATCTCTCAGCAGCCATTTGCAGGCTGTTGTCAGCAACTCCCCATCTTGTCAAAACTGTCTTGTGTTTATCTGTTGCCGAATAATCCATAATCTGCATAATCATTGTGTTTTGTGAAGCAGTTAGAAAGTTTTGTGAGATGTAGGTTGTCGTTCCCGCTCCAGAAGTTGCCGAGCTTCCGTCACCATTGGCATAAACAAAGTGATAATTGCTACCTGTATCTGAGTTGAAGCGGACAAATACTGCTACTGTGCCGCTTGCCGAACCCCCCCAAACCATAATCAAATCTCGATAAGTTGCAGGAATAGAAGAAAAAGTAACAGAGGTTTCTCCGCCTGATGCTGTCGTAGTCGCTAACGCTACATAGGTAGAAACAGGAGGACTATAAACGGTAGGCATTATGCACTCCTTAGGCCGTAGAGAGAGAAGCGAGAGCCAGATACAAACGAACCACCGCTTTGTAGAATCAGGTCTATCTCAGTAACAGCAGAAGTATCAAACCAAGCACCTGAGCTAAGTCCTATCTCTTGGTAGCTAGTTGCTCCGTAAAGCGTTCTGATTGTTGTGTTCTTCGTGCTTTCGAATGGGTCTAGGAGGTCTGTCACCTGTGCTGTGAATGAATTTGCTGTGCTACTTGCCGCTGCGATTGTCGAAACAAAAGCTGATGTCTGTGATGTAGCAGCTTCAGAAATAACAGAGCTACCTGTTCCCCTAAGCTGATGCCTTGAGTAATTTGAGCCTGTGTCATTGTTGAACTGAATTCTCACATTCTCGTTAGTTGCTGCCCTATTACTTCTCACCATTGCCCTAATCTGCAAATGTTGATACGCCGAGTAACTGCCTAGCGAGCTGAATGTCACTGATGCCTGTGAGCCTGTCAGTATCTCTGTTTCAAGCAGGTCGTAAGTGCCTCCTGCGGGAGGCGTGGGTGCGGCTGCCGCCTGAGCGAGTATCCCCATTATCAGAGGCATTTAGACCGCCGTAATTGCGCCGATTACTCGGTATTCGTTAGAAGCCTTGCAGATTACAGTTGCGGCATCGTATTGAGAGTCAATTGTGAAGCTGACTGCTGTGCCTGCTGTTCCAGCACCCGCTAGGGTAACTCCCGCTCCTGGGCTTATCTGTAGAACTGCTGCTCCGTCACGAATGATGTCAACTCTCTCGCCCTGCTGGAAGGCCGTGGCAGTTCCAACAGTGACAGTTGCAGTGCCAGTGCTGGCTGTGAAAAACAAGACCTCGTAGCGGTCATCAGTAGCCACTGTGTAGGCAGTTGCCGTTGAAACAGTAGAGACCTGCTCATTGGACAGATACTCGTTTACATTGGCGGCAGTTAGGACTTCTCCAGCCGCAAAGGTTTTTCTTGCCATGGTTTCCTTACCAGCTCAGACTGTATGAGTCTAGCTTACCAAATTCTGCGTCATCTAGCACTAGAGCCGCATAGTCGAGTCCTTCAAATCCAAGCTCTATAAAGTGCGTTTGGGTATTGACGGTGTGATTTATTGAAATAACCTGCACAAATCTTTCGATTGGGTCACCGATGTTGTTGGGAGTAAAGGTAACCTTACAAATCGAACCGAGTTCTAGGTCTAGCACTTCCGCCTGTTCTGCCTCTGAGAGCTTGTGTACGGCAACCTCAAGGGCTTTGAAGCGGTATTCGGGCTGAGAGTATCTCTGAGCCAGGAAAAGGGCTAATTCGGCAATCTGTGTGTCTGAGTTTAGTAGCAATCCACTTTGATTTAGGTTGCGAGTTCCATAGTCTGAGATGCTTTGTGCATCTGTTGCCACAGCTGTTCCGCCGTTGATGCGGCTTACTGTGACTTGGTTGTATAGATTTTCTGCTCCATAAACAACCTCTAGGTTCTGGAAGGGGATTGCTGTGCCACCAAACTCGACAAGGTCAGCACTTGTCGGTGTAGTCAATCTATCTGCAAAGTTCACCCTACCCTGCTTACCAACAAAGATAAGACCTGGCTCCGAAGAGGCAACGGTTTGCAGATAGGACATTACATTTGTGTTTTCCGCTATTGCTGCTGTGCCGAGTGTTGCTTGTCCCGTGTCTATGTTTCGCAAGTCAGCTGACCAGTTGATGTCATCCAGAATTGCAGAGATTCTTGCACCCGTGTTTTCCTCTGACGGAGTGCTGGCATCAAGCGTCTGTCCCGAAAGAATAGAGGTGGCATCGTAAGCGATGGCCTCAGCAACCGAATCACCATTTGGTAGATACGATAAATTCCAGTCATCAATCCAGCCTGTGTATTGAACCTTGTCGGCTGTTGTAATGCGTATTTCACGCCTTGGAATAATGTTGCCAGCATAAGGAGAGCTGGTGAATAGGGGGTCAAAAGCTCTGTCGTGGTTGTTGAACTCCACATTTAGCTGTCCAGCTGGGAAGGATGTGAACAAGCTTGAGCGACCACGAGAGATTGCAAAGTTTCTTACTCTGCTTGTCACATCAATAAACTGCAAACCACCCAACGGATAAGAGGTGTTGTCCAGCTCACCCCTAACAGCATCATCTAGAGTAAAGAACTGAGCGGCACCACTAAAAGAAATGTCAAAGCCGACCTCTACTTTTTCTACAGGTATTGCCATTATGGGTTTACCTGCAAGCTAAAGTTACCGTTTTGGTTACCGAAGGTTTGCAAAGCCTCAAATGCGGCCTCACCAGCCTTTGCTCCGCTAGTGCGAGTATCTGCCTTGACCTCCAGATAATAGTTGTTGACTGTCGTGCCGCCCGTGCCCTTAGCTATTGCTTCAACATCTGCACTTGTAAGACCCTTTGTAATAGCTGAAACATCCTGCACCTGTCCAGCCAAAATGTCGGTTCTAAGAGCTTGGAAGGCACCTAGCTTCTCTTCGACACCAGCTCTAAACTTTGTGGACAGTTGACCAGCCAGAGCCGTCTGTGCTCCTGAAATAAGCCTGTCAATGTCTGCTAGTGCCTGAGCATTTGCTGTTACTGCCTCCTCTGCGGCAGCACCAGCCTTTTCAGCGACCTCTTTAGCAACCTGCACTGGCTTGTCAACAGCAATGTTGATGCGAGCTTGGAACTCAGCGGAGAATGCTTCTGCCATTGAGCGAGCTAGGGCAAGGAGCTCCTCTTGCTGTGACTGAATACCAGCCAGCAGACCATTGGTCATGTCAATGCCAGAGCCGTATAGAGTTGCGGCTACCTCTTCACCAAGGTCAGCACCGAGGCTGTTTATCTCAGTGAATAGACCATTGATTTCGGTGATTGTGTCGGCACCACCATCTACCAAAGCTTGAGCAGTCTCGCTACCCGCCTCTACACCTGCTTGGACAAGCTGGTTGAATAGCAGTGGGTCGAGCCCCATGTCCCGTAGCTTGCGTAGGTTGTCTGCAAAGCCTCTGGCCTTTTCTGCCATCTCTCGGAAGCCCTGCAAAAGACCGACTGTCTTATCTTGGACTTCTTCAAAACTCTCTTTGTATGACCGAGTAACAGTTAGGCCAAATTCACGCAACTCGTTGCCGAGAACCCTAACGCCCTGTGTCGTCTCTGTGACGATTACATCTTGTGTCCCGCCCTTGAGTCTGGCAAATAGGTTTGTGAGGCTTAGAGCACCCGTCAGAGCCCGCTTATAGTCGTTTATGAGGGCATCTGAGAGTGCGTAGCGTCTTGCTAGGTCATCTCGCTGTTGTGCAAGCCTGCGGAGTGCGAACTCTTCGACTTCGACAAAGGCACTGATGGCATCAAAGTCTTCTTGGTAGATAAGGTCTCGCTGGAATGCGTTTCTAAGCTCGTTGCGGATTTTGTCAACCGAACCGATGACAGCACTTTCAAACTTGCCAATCTCTTCTGCGGCGTTTGGCAGGATTGAAACGCTTGAAAGCTCCTTGATTTTTTCTTTGAAAGAATTGGCAGCTGCCTCAAGATTTTCAAAGTCTTTTTGCCTGTCATCAGCTTCTTTTTTAAGCTTTGCGGCATATCTATCAATCTCATCTTGAGCTGCCTCTAGAGCCTTACGCTGAGCTTCTGCGAACTCTTCTGCGGCATCAGTTAGCTCTTCAATACCCTTGCGGGTTTTGTTGAACTCTTCCTGCAATCTTTCAAGACCATCAATGCCACCCTTTAGGACATCAGCAAAAACCTTCTGCCAGCCCTGCGAACCGAGGATTGCTTCAATGAGACCCTCTGTGGCACCCATGGTTTGTAGCCTGCGCCTTGCGCCCTCTTTGGCTACTTCATCGTCAATGCTGTCGTAGAAGTCACCAACAAAGTCCTTAATGGCCTGCCCAGCACCAGCACCACCAGTTCCCTTGATGTCTCTTAGCAGGTTAGAAATAATTGCCTGAGCGGTAAAGTATGTGCCAGCACCAAGAGTCGAAATGGCTTCGCCAATGTCCATGGTGGCGATAGCGGCGGCTTGAGAAATCTGACCGAATATCTCTGCCCAGTCTGGTCGTGTGAGTATCGCCTCAATCTGACCTGCTTCAAAGCCAAGTTCGGTCAGGGCTTCGGAGGCCGAGCTCTTTTCTGCCTCTTCTTGTAGCTCACTAAATAGCTTTGCTAGACCACTGATTTCGCCTTCAAGGTCTCGAGAAGCGATGCCCACTTTCTGAAGCATGATTTCGTAGCTAGTGAGGGATTCTGTCGTGTCCTTTAGAGAATCCATAAACTCACGATGAGTTTCGGCATTTCTTTGCGCGGTTAGTTCGAATCGCTTTAGTTCGTTTGCCAAATCCCTAGCTTCAACCGCAGCCTCATCCTGAGTGTAGTTATAGTCTTCTAGGGAATCAAAAAGGCCATTGATTGCATCCTCAAGAACAAGTGTTGACTTGACAAATTCAGCAGTCCTACTACTGGTCAGGAAGTTATCTTCTAGGTCAATTAGCTCAAAGTCTTTGTCTAGATTGATAAGGCTAATTCTGAATGCATCTAGCAGGATGTTTGCATCGTCTATAGCACTAGCCAAGAAATCAAAGGCAGGGGCAAGAATGGTCGTTAGACCTTCTGCTGTCTGAGCAATTGGTGCTGTTAGTTTGCCCAAGAAAACAATTGTTTGGAAGAACAGCTCTCCAAGAGAGGCGACAAGCGGGTTTAGGTCGCTAATTCCCTCACCAATAGCCTCTGAGATATCAACAAGTTCTGGGCCGTGCTTTTCAACAAGGTCTGTAAAGATGTCTGTCAGCTCGGCAAGTGGTTTCTGTAGAGGCTCACCGAATGCCAGCTGGAGATTGGTAATTCCAGCTTCGAGTTGCTTCTGAGCTACATAAAGGGTGTCTTGTGCTCTAGCAAAGGCTCCTACAGCGTCACTAGCCCTCTGGAACAAGAAATCAAGAGTAATAATTGCTTCTTGGTTTTCTCTGGCTGCACCAGTTAGGTTTCCAAACCCACGAGCCACCAATTCGGCATTGATTTCATTCTGTTTCATGGCGACACCGAACTTCTCAATCGGGTCAAACTCACCACGGAACAGGGCGGTTACAGCAAGCAAAGCCTCTTGAACATCGTAGCCATAGGTTGTTGCAAGGTCTTGAGCTAACTTAACGATTCGCTCAGTAGCGTCAGCAGCTTGGTCAACCTCGAATCCATACTGCTTAAGAACCGAACCAATAAAGACCGAAGCCTGTGCAGCCTGATTCTGGCTGATACCGTAGCTTTCAACTTCTCTCGTAAAGGCTCTCATCTGAGGGGTTATACCCTCAAACACCTGATTCAGTGCAAGTAGGTTTCTTTCAAACTGCTGAGTAGCCTCGATTGACTGTAAAAGAAACTGTCTACCGCCAGAAATTGCTTGAAACGCCGCAAAAGAACCAGCGGCGGCACCGATGTTCTTTGCAAGCCCATCAAAGGTTCTTGTTAGACCACCTAGGGCAGCCTTGGTCTGATTGATACCACTTGCTTTTAGAGCCGTAACAATTGGGATTACGAGTGACTGCAAAGCCATCTTATGCAAGCCTCCTGTTCAACTCGGCTATAACCTGATTTAGCAATTCGGAAGTGTCTTTTCTGTAAGCGGGCATGTGCTTGTCAACAGCAGGCCAAGCATAGCGAGATGCTTTCGGGGCTCGCTTGACTTCGTTTAGCTTGTCAATCCAATCATCTATGGCAACCCTTCTGGCAGGTGTCATCCTGTGACGAGTGTTGACTATGCCTCGTCCAAACCTGTTTGTGTCATAGAACCGAGTGAAGTTTCCAACTGGCATTTTGCCATTCCCGCTACTTCCAGCAACATCTGCAACAACATAGGCGGGTGCGGAGACGCTGACCTTCACAATTGACAATGTGCCATCTTGTCCATTTTGAATCTTTGCAAAGTCTTTCTTGGCGTTGCGGTTTTTCAGATTTAGCGAGATTGCCTTGTCTTCGCTAAGCATCTTGGAGTTTATCCAGCTAAGACGGCCAATGCTCGAGTTAGCAAACTTGTCAAAGACCCTGCCAGGTCTGCGAGGGTTACCCCTTGGGCCACCAGCGGGTATCTTGCGGAATGCTTCTTGGACTTTATCCTGTGCTGGAGCACCGACCTTTTTCAAATTGCGGTTTAGCTTGCGATACATGTCGGGGGCAAACTCTCTCAGGGCTCGCCTCAAAGCGTCTAGATTGGCTATTTCGAGAGCAGCACCGCCCGAAGGCCCTTCAAGCACCTGCAACAAGTTGAAGTCACCAATTTGAACTCCAACCGAAGATGCCCGTGCTCGACTAGCACCATATGCGCCAAAGGCCGCTCGAGAATAGCTAGAGAACATGCTGCTGGCTATTGCTCCGATTGCTGGGCCGATAATTTGTGATGCCAAAGAAAATCCGCCTATCTAGTCATTCAATTCTACCCCAATGAGAAAACCGCCCCCGAAAGGGCGGCTTCTACTTTTTCACTTGTTTAGCTACTATCCAACGATACATCGTCCAAAGCATTCTGTCTTCGAGCTGCATAAGCTCTCTGGGCGAGATGCCTGTTTCCACAGCAAGAGCGGCAACAAACCAGTGGGCTGAATCATCGCCCAGACCCTTTATTTTGGGTCTGTTTCTGCCTCCCCAACGCCGTCTACCGTCTCTAGCCACTCTTCGTAACCGAGCTTGGTAGCTTTAGTGCGTTGTTCGCTGTGCCACGCCAAGAACAACAAGTGTCCTAGACGCTGCTCAGTTGCCAGTTTCCCAACTGACACATTGAACTTGTCCTCGAAAGCGACTAGGTCAGCTGCGCCAGCCGTAATCTCTTTCGTGGTTCCGTCTGCGAAGGTAATTACTAGGTTGAATCGCATTTATTTTCCTTTGTTTAGGCTGTTGCGTAGCTTACAGCACCAGTGGTCGGAAACGATACCGAAAAGGTACTCAAATCGCCCACAGCACCCCCGACTGGGGTGAAGCTGTTTACCATAACGGTAGCAGTGTAACGGGGGGAGGTTGCTGATGGAGCGGTTCCATTGCCAGCAATTAGGGTTACGGTTCCGATGGTTCCAACAAGGTCTTGGAACAGTGCTGAGACTGCACCTGAACCGAAGTCAGAGTGGAAGTCGAAAGATACGGTGCCTGACTTTAGGCCACCAATTACCTCAGTCCAGCCCGCAGAACCGAAGTCAGTTACATCAACCTCAGCGGCGTTTATCACCAGTTCCGCACGAGCGCATGAACTGGAGATATCCTGCGAGTTAAGAGTCACTGTGTTGGCAGTGACAACATACTTTGCCATATTGTTTTTTCTCCTTATGCATAGACGGTGACTGTGAACTCAGCCGCCAGATAGATTTGGTCATTTATAGTTATCGAACCCACGACATTGCTGCGCTCTACCCGTAGGTCTTGCACCTCGCCACCGAGTGTCCTATCCGATTCTATCGCAAGTTTCACAGACTGAGAGCCTGAGATTTCTGAATAGGCATCGAGCTTCCTTTGCATTGTCCTCTCGGCAGCCCTGCCGACAATAACAGTTACAACGAAGTTGTATTGCGTCAATCCTTGATTGAACGCTAGGTTGTAGTCAATGGTATCTAGATTGATAATTGCGATTGGAGGGGATGGGTTATCAGGAATTTCAGCCGATGCCCGTAGCCCGCTAATAGTAGCAATGTTTGTAGCTAAACCCTGCCTCATGGCATAGATGGTCATTAGGCCATCCTAATTCTGCGATAAGGGCCTAGCAATGCTTCAATGTCGGGGTCAACTCTACTGACTCTGACAACGCCGATGTCGCCAAAGCCAGCAACTCCAAGAGGGGAATCGTATCTCTTGTATTGCCTAATCGCCAGAAGATTACAAGCTTGTTTGATGTCTGTCGGGACGGCAGTTGCGTAACCGAATACACCTACTACTTGTAGCGTAGCCTCGCCCTGTGACTCGGGGAAGTTCACTGTGGTAAACAAATAGTCACCTACTGCACGAATGCGTGTGTAGGGGCTGTATGAGCCTCCTGAGAGGCCATTTAGGGGCTCTAACTGGTAGTCAGACGGAGTCCAAGTAATGTCAAAGCTTCCATCAGCATCAGAACTTGTCTTGATGCTTGTAATAGAGATGATGTCGTCTGTCTCTGTTAGGTAGGAATCATTCGGCACGAAAAGCCTTGTAGCTGAGCCAGAAGTAAAGACTCTTTCGCAATGACTGTCAATTTGCCTAGAAGCAGACTCTATACAGGTCTCCAGCAAAGAATCGTCAACCGAATCAGTAATCCTTAGAATGCCCTTGACTTCGCTAAGGGTCGTGTATCCGTTAGTAATCGCCATGCTTCTATTCTACCCTTCTTCGAAACCAAGCTCTTTTCGGACTTTAGCTATGTGGGCTCGACCTATTCGGTCATGGTCTTCTGGGCGGTTTACACCACTCATTGTCACATGGTTATGTCCCATGTCATAAAGACAGCGGAAGGTATTTGCGTGGAACGGCTTTGCCCCAGCTTTTACACACCGAATGTAGAGTTCCCAGTCATCAAAGATAGCACCCTTAGTCGGGCCACCCGTCTTAAGAAAGAGCTCCCTTTTTATTGGAGCTGCTCCTGGGCAGGTCATTTCGTAAGGAATCTTCTCGGGTATCCACCTACCTTGGAGAATCTGACCAGTGCCTTTGACTTGTAGTTTGTCTATGTAGATGTCGCATCCTTGAGCATCTGCTTCTTCTATTTGGTCGAATACGCCTGGTAGATACTGATTGTCAACGCCGCAAAGCGAATACCAGTCACTTGTCTGATTCCACGCCATAGCATGCATGTAGTCAGAGAACTCTCCTGTCATCTCAATAAATGTTGTGATTGACTCGTATTCTTGTGGCATCTGCTCGTGAACATAGTCACGGTTCTGAGGGTCATGCACAAAAATGATGGAGTCGGGTTGTCTGCGGATGGTTTTCACGCCATTCCACCATTGAGGCAGAAAAGAGTTATAACGAGTTCCCCAAAGCCCAGTGCCGATACCTATTGTTATCAAGATACAAGTTCCCAAAAAATCTCAGCAGAACTGCTAACGAGCTTGGCTAATTTATCTGGGTTGTCCCAATTTGGGACTGAGCCTAAGCCAACTTGGTCGTTGATGTGCACCTGACATCCCGATAGCACCGCTTCTATCACTGTGCGGGGTTCGGCATCAAAGTCATTTGGCAAAAATACAAAATGCTTTGCCCTACTCATGGTTTCTAGAACCTTAGACCGAGGCTTGTCCCAATACATCAAAAGCTCTATCTCATTCTTTTCAGCCCAAGCAATTGCGTTGTCAGCACCTTTTTGTGGGTGTAGTCGGGCAGCCCAAAGTGCGAAGTTCTCTTTCTCCTGTGCCTCAAACTCTTTAGGGTCGTGCGAAGACAGCAACCAAGTGCTTTTCTGTGGCTGAGTCCAAGAAGTCTCTATGGCAAGGTGAGCTGGGGTGTGACATATAAGTAACGATGCTGAGGTTAGTAGATGCTGTCTGGCTGGTGACCGAGGTTGCTTGTGATGCACCATAACCACTGGCTTTTTCTTCGCCAACCACATCATTGCTTTGTCTGATAAAAGGTCGGTTCCAGTGATGATAATTTTTGGATACTCTAGGGCTTGTTCCCATTGGTCTGGGCCAAAGACGGACACATTGTTTGGGCCTGCTCTTAGATACTTGGCATCTGTCATTTCAGCACCGCCACGATACTTTCCTGGGATGCCGCCTATCTCACTAGGGTGCTTAGGCAGATGGTGTGTGAGCCAAGCTATCATTCAAAAATGCCCCGTAAAAAGGGCAACCAACGCCACCTATAAACATGGTCAAAGTCAAACTGCTTAGCAAACTCTACAGCCTTCTCTGAGTGACCTCGCCCATTCTCGTATGCGTCAATAAGAGCATCGTGAATCTTTGTAACCGAAGGTATTTGGTAAAAGCTCATTTGTGCTTCATCCCAAAAGGGTTGCCCATCAATCTTCCAGCTGTCTTCTGAGGCTAGGTCTTTAGAGGCGGCAAAGTTGCTTGTGATGACTCTTGTCCCGCATGCCTGAGCTTCCACAGTCGGAATACCAAAGCCTTCCCCGTAAGAGGTGCTTAGTAGCACATCCATTGCCGAATAGAAGCCTGCCATGGTTTCATTGGAGTAGCCTGTGCGTAGGGCATCTCTGTCTGGCAGAATCACAGCAGATTTATCTAGGCCAACAGCTCTAAGAATACCCGCTAGGTCGAAACCTCCGTATGCTCTTGAGGGCTCTGAGTGAATGTAGATTTGTGAGTTGGGATACTTCTTGTGGAAGGTTGCAAAAGCCAACAAGTTCTCCGCAAAAGCTTTTCTGTGAATGCTCCCGTTTGCTTTGTTAGCCGCAACCATACCCACTAGGAATGTGTCCTCGGGGACTCCCATAAATTCACGCACAGGCATTCCATTGATTTCTTTGGTTGGTTTGTATATCTTTGTGTCTATACCGTGCGGGATGTAAACAGATTCAAGCCCGACTGACTGTAGTTGCTCTTGCCCGTGAGGTGACATAGCAACCAATGTGACATTCTTTTTCTTGGCAAACTCTATGACCTTTGGCGGTGGCGTGATGTGGTCTAACGGAATCCAAGAGATGATGTCTCCGTCAAAGTCCATGTCGTTATAAACCCAAACATCATAAAGGGTCATTAGAACAGTCTTTTTATCTGGATGCTGACTAGCGAAATCTTTGAACCAAACGGGGATTACATCTGTCGAGTAAAGACCGAATCCCCTCGGATAGTGGGGCACGGATTTATTAGCAATCTTTAGCTCGCTTTTAGTGCCCTCGAGTCCGTAGTTAGAAAGGGCGGCAAACTCTAGTCCTGACTCTATAAGTTTCTCGGCTAGGAGCTTGCTTTGATTCCCATAGCCCGTAGGCATTCCTGGGGAGTTGCTGGCGAGGGCTATAGCCCCATTTAGTCTAGGTTGTTTTGGCATACCATCACCATAGCAAAAAGAAACCCCCGCAGCAACCTAGAACTGCGGGGGTCTCGCTTTTTTCGTTAGGGGTTAGGAACCAGCACCAACGAAGTACTTGATGTGAGCCGAGTGCGTTAGGTCACCGTCAACTCGCATCAGAACACGGAAGGTCGTACTGTCTGTGTTGAACGAGTAGTCGGTTGAAGTTGCAACCTGGACTCCACCTGCAACACGAACCTTGTATGAAGGCATGTGTCCGAATAGCACCGACTTTGCCGAAGTGGCAACCGATGCTAACGCAGGATTTTCGATAATCTGGTAGCCAGCAAATGTGTCTGGCTGTCCAACCTGTACCTGGTATAGGTACTGACCAGCGTTGTCCTTGAGCTTCCTCATTGCACCGATGGTTGAACCGTTTGCCATGTAAGCAACACCTGGGAGACGGCGAGCCGCTCCATCAAGTGAGTACTGTAGGTCAATCAGGTTGTCAGCGGTGAATGCACCAGAGACACCAGTGCCACCAGTTCCACCAGCAGCAGCAGCAGTAACAACACCGTTTGGCTGGTCAGAGCCACTTCCAGTGGTGAGCTGTGCGTTGACTGCAAAGCCGAGGCCGTTACCAGCCTGCTCAGCAAGGTGAGAGCTGATGTCGAAGCCAGCGTCAGTGATGAGCTCGTTGGCAACTGGGATGAGCAGACCATATTTATAGGCTCCAAGAGTAATGGAGCTGTAGGTTGGCTCGCTGTCAGCAAGTGCAGAACCAGCAGCCTTGAGGGTTGCGGTGCTGTATGCGGTCAGGGTTGGGATAGTGATGTCCTCACCAGAAGTGGTGTTGATTCGCTGTCCAACATCTAGCATTGGGCCAACGAGTCTTGCGACATCGAACACCTGGTCAAAGAAGGTCTTTGGAACGGTGTTGGTGGTTGGGACAAGCACACGCTCTTCACGGTTGAAGGTGTGTGAGCCACGGGTCTGTGCAATCTGGCGAAGAATCTCGTCAGCCGAACGGCTCTCCTGCTCTGGTAGAGCAAAGCCCTTAGCGGCTACGGAAGCCTCTACATTGCGCTCTTCGTTGCGCTGTGCAACAGCGATTGCCTCATCAGCACGGCGGATGTCGTCCTCGATGCGGTCAATCTTCTCTAGCTCTTCAGCGTCTAGTCCACGCTTCTCAGCCTCAGCATTGTCAATGACTTCACGAATTTGCTGGGTGAGATTAGCACGAACCTCCTGCTGAGCCTTGATGAACTCAGACATTTAGTCTCCTCTAATAGTTATTTACAATTACCAGCAGCGTTGACGCTGAACTGAACACGGCAGAGCTGACTCACATCCGCTATGTAAATTTTACAAGAGGTGTCCACACCAAAAAGAAACCCCCGTGGGAAGAAAGATAGAACCACGGGGGAACCGCTATTGCAGCCTACCGTTTTTCGGTTGGCCTCGTTACACGGTTTTCTTTAGCTGGTCTTTCAAAGCTTGCGGCAACCTTCGGGGTTTCTGCAACAGGCTCGACTGTGTCTAGACCAACGATTGCTTGTGCCATCTTGTCGGCAAGTGCAAAGATTGCACCTGACTCTGGGTAACCTGCTACCTCAAGGATGGCATTTTTGATTTCTGCCTTTGTCGCCATTATTTCAATCCATTCATAAGTATTGACAGCTTCTTTTTCTTTAGTTCTAGCATAGCCGTGTCACCGATAGTTTCTGGTTCTTCTGGCTTCTCTGTTGAAGAGACGACTGCCTGAGTCAACAGTCTGCCCTCATCCTCAGACAGCTCCTTGCCCTCTTCAAGCTTGGTAATTGCATCTGCAAGTGCGTCTGGGTCAATGTCTGCCCTCTCTGCTACCTTGTCAAGGCCACGCACAGAAGTTGTGCCTGCCGTAGAGCTGTAAGCGGGGAAAGCAACAATTGAAACCTCGTGCAACCGAACGGACTTTAGAGTTCGCTCAGCACCATCGCTTGACCACTCGTCTCCACCAGAAGGCACCGAGAAACCGAAGCTCATAGAATCTACATCGCCCCTGCGGAGAAGCTCTGCCGCATCCCTACCAGCACTTGTGTTTGGAAAGGTTGCGTTTACCCTGAGTCCACGGTCATCTTCGTATAGCTTCATTGTTCCAGCTCGAGTTGACCCGAGAACTGTGCCTGAATCGTGATTCCACAACAGCTTGATGTCGTTGCGGGCATCTAGTGAACGCTTGAATGCTCCTGGAGCAATACGCTCGATAAAGGGTAGTGGTTCTGATGGTGTATTGAATACGGCGGCATAGCCCTCAAAAGTCATGCCATCTGCCTCTTCACGAACCTCGAACTCAATAGGTATCGTGCGAGTTTCAATCTTGGACAATGCTTCGCCTTTCGCTCGTCCTTCATTCTCTTCTTCTATTCTAGCTACAACACCTTCGGCATACGCCAAAGCTCGTTGGGCTGCTCGCTTAGATGGGCCTGAGCCCCACAAGAGGTGAGCAACTACGCCAGCACTAGGATAATCATTCGAATCAGGTCGGGCGGCGGGACTGTCCAAATCAACCAAGTGACGAGCAATCCAAGCCCGAATCCTAACCCACTTATCGGCAGTAACAGAACCCCGTGCCATTGCACGAGCTTCTCGAATAGTTCTTTCAACCAAGCCATCGCCGCCATAGCCTTCCTCATAATAGGAGAGCCCTCTGCGAGCCGCTGCCCTCATGTAGGAAGGCGGCTCAAGATTTACTTGCCGCTCTTCCTGGTTTTCTTTGTAACTACAGACTTCACAGGCTCCGTCACAATCTTCGCAGGCTTCGGCTCCTCTGCCTTCTGCGGTTGTGAGTTCACTGGAAGACCTTGTCGGTTCGGTATAAGTGCCACCTGGTTCCAACTCCTCTGCTAATGAAATGGCAACCATTTGGTCGGTTGCGCTCGTTTTTGTTGGATGACAAGCAACTAGCTCGCCGTCCTCTTTCACGACTGCCCAGTTTGAGCAATCGGGATGATTGTCAGTAATAAAGTATGGCATTAGTCCTGCTTCACCACAAGAACACCAACCTCGAGACCATTGGGGTCGCTTACTGCCCAAAGGTCATCCCCTGGGCCGAGGGTTAGGGCAAGGCTCTCACCTGGGTCTATGTGAATTGAATTTGTGATGGTGACTGCTGCTCCACCAAGATAAATGTATTGGTTGGAGCTTTTTGTCATGTTGTGTAAATGCACTTCTTGAGACATGTTTTGCGGAGCAACTATACGAGTTGCTAAAGCAGTGCCCAGAGTGTAAATATTGTGGGTCAGCGGCATTACCCCTCCTCTGGTTGTAGCTGGACTGAATCTTTGCCAGTGTGAGTAATGTTAGGCAAGTCAAGCTTGGACATTGTGTCTTCTGGGTCGAAACCTACCTGAATTAGTCTTTGTGCCATCTCGACTCTTGCTGAGACGGCTGAGAGGTCAGCGGCATCAATGTTCACATTAGACAGCGGGACTCTGACTGTGCTTGCCGCTGGGTCATCAATTGGTCGGAGGTCTTCGAAGCGTCTGATGTCGTTTACTGTGTAGTAACCTGACTGCAAGCCTCTTGCATAAGATTCAGTGCGAGAGTTGACATCGGCTCTCAGAAGCCCGTCAAGGCTAAATTTGATAAAGGCAGCGTCTCTGCCCGTTTCCTGTGCCAAAACCGCTGTAAGGGCACCCTCGAGCTTCTGAGCGATAGGTCTGAGGGTGTGTGTGACGAAAGCAATGTTGTTTTGCTCGACTGATGCGTAAGTGTTGGTGCCTGGGAGTCCGAGAAGGTGTGGAGGGATGTTGAATGCTCTTGCAACATCTTCGACTGCCATTCTGCGACTGTCCAAGAACTGAGCTTGGTCATTTGGCACATTGGTTGGCTTGTATGCGGCACCACCAGTAATGATTGCGGTCTTGTGCGCCCTGCCCCAACCCCTGTGGCGAGAATCAAAGGCTTCTTGCATTGACTTAGCTTGCTCTGCCGTCAGATTGCCTGGAACCTCTAGAACACCAGAAGTCTGTGTGCCCGAACCGAAGAATTTAGCGGCGTAGTTCTCAAGTGCCCTAGCAAGACCGAGGTTCTCCTTTAGTGCCTCTACCCTGCTGATGCCTCTAATGGAACCTGGTCTAACAACATCTGGAATAAAGATGACTTCTTCTGTTGACAGAGCTTTTTCTTCGCCCTTGACATTGAACATCACCCTGCCAACGCCGTTTCGCTTTATGTCAACATCAATTGGATTCAAAACTGTCATGTTGACAATCTGACCAGAGCGATTACGGAAGACTCTTATAAAGATGTTTCCCTCAAGCAAAAGAGAGACAATTGCAGCTCCATAGAAAGCTTCTTTAGTTGTATCAACATCTGGCTTTGTCACCCAAGCTGGTCTTGGCCTTAGAGCAAACCTTGCTCCGTCAGTTCGGAAGTAAGCATCCACTGGGAGCGTGGCAACAGTGTCAGAAATCAAGGACACTGCTGAAAAGACCGCATTGAGTTGCATTGCGGTGTCAGAATTGATAATCGTGCCAGATAGTGACTGCACATCGGCAAAGTCACCCGACCCCCAGACTGTCTGGAAGGATACTGCTCGCTTCTCGAACAAATTATTTAGCATTAGCTACGCTCCAAGGCAATACCGAATAGGAGTGCCGAGATGCCCGCTAGAATGATTCCTAGCGGCAAGTAAACAAGTGCTGCACCTACTGAGATAAGTGTTGCACCTGCAATTTGCAAGATTGTTGCTGTCATACCTGCCTAAATAAATACTTGTGGCACTACATCTTCCATTCTACCCACCGTAGCCCTTTCGTAAGCTATCACAGCAGCAACCGCAGCATCAATTCTGCGATTACTATTGCGATTCTCTTTGACAATGCGTGGCCCAAGGTTATCTATCTTTAGAACACAGTTGTCTAGGTGTCGGGCGAGTAGAGGGTCGCCTGAGTGCGTCATTTTCTTTTCCATTACTCCGTCAAAGAACCGTGCCGTGGCTTTCACCATACGAGCTGCGGATGTTGACGGAAACTCGACTATCGGAAGGTCTTTTTCTTCCATTAGGTAGGCCATGGTGCGTTGCCAGCGATAAGGGTCGCAGGCAATCTCTCTGACCTTGGGATACTGCTGACAAAAACTAATAATTTCGTTTTCTACATCAGTTATGTTAACTCGCCAAGAGTTATCATCGTCTGGCCCCTTCTCCCAAGCCTTGATAAGAAACAAATGTGGCAATTCGTCCTCTTTTGGGATAGTGCAACCGACTAAAACGGTTGTATCGCCAGAAAATGACCCATCAAAGCCAATAATTAGCTCATCTTCGGGTGAAATCGTCTTTTCGGCCTCTAAATCGTCCCAAGAACCAGTTGGAAGCCATGTCAGGTTGCTAGAAACCCACTGATTACAGCGTTTTGTACGAAACTCGGCTTCTGGTGTCCTCAAAACAGTGCTTTTGAAGTCATCTTCGTCATTTAGGTCACCGAAACCTGGGTTTGCCAGTCTCCAAACCTCGGGGTCTTTGTGGTCTGCCTCTGCTGGGGCTTCCCACCACGCCATAAAGAAGCTTGGGTCTTCAATTTCGCCCCTACTGACTCTTTGGCCGTATTGGTAAAGCGAATAAGCGATGGAATCCTTGCCAGTGCTATCGGATTTCTGTCCTGCGGTTGTAATACAGAACATTGTGGCTAGATTACCTCGAGCTCCTTGAGCAAGTTGCATAACATCGAATAGTTCTCGGTCTGGCTGTGCGTGTAGCTCGTCAAAGATAACCATTGTTGGAGAAAGACCTTCTTTTGTGAATGCCTCTGCTGACAGAACTCTATAGACCGAGCCTGTTGACGGAATCTCAATGGCATCTCTATAAACCCTGGCAAGCTCTTCTAGCTCGGGTTCGTTGGTCAGCATCTTCTTTGCCTCACCGAACACAATTCTCGCTTGGTCTTTATCTGCCGCACAAGAATAGACCTCACCACCTTTAGGGCCAGTGAGCAGTGACCAAAGTGCGACACCCGAAGCTAGTGCGCTTTTTCCATTCTTTCTTGGAACGCCCACGCAAATAGCTTTGTGGCGGAATCCTGCTCCATCAGCAGCAAAGGCATTGATGAGGAGATTCTGTTGCCAATCTCTAAGCCTCATCGGGTCGCCTGCTCGACCACCGACAGAATCTTTAGTCACAGTGGCGAAGGTGTTTATAAAGTCAACAGCCTTCTTGCCGTGAGAGAGCTCGATTGCCTGTTCGGGAACAGGCGTAATCCATCTAGGAGGCCAGCTGGTCATTCGCAGCCCACTTATCCTGTAGCTCCTCAAGTTTCGACCTAGCCTTCACCTCGGCGTAGCCCAACTTGGTTCTATCAGCAGGTGTGAGCCCAAGCTTTCCCATGTTGTTGCCAATCATCACCTCTAGGTCGTGGAGCTGACGCATGAGTCGCCAGTTCTCAGGGTCGGATTGGATTCTACTCATTAGCCATAATCTTCGGTCTTGCTGTTCGCACACCAGTTGCAAAAACTCGGTGTCGGTTCGATTGCTAATCCATAAACCAGCTTTCTCGAATACAGCGTCCCACATAGCTCGGCCTGATTCACCAAGCGGGCGTAAAGGTTCCACATAACCCCCAGTCAGGGCAATCGTTGTCTTGATGTCGGGCAAGGGTCTTTGCCCTGGGTTGCCCAGCAGTCGCTTCTGCTCAATTGGCTTCGGTGGTCTTCCCATAAAAACAGGCTACCAGAAAAGCTTATTTTTCGCAGGGAAATGTGCAACAG